ATTCTTCAACTGCTTCACCATTATCTGACCAAGTTGTTCAAGTTCCTCAGTGCTAATAAGGGCAAACATAAGATCAGCAGTAGCAGGGAGACCAAAGGACTCAGAAGTGTCAGTAAGGTCAACGTCAGAGCTACCATAACCAGAACGAGTGGTCTGGGTGGCAGATACGATAGGGACCTCGGCTTCGACAGCCAACCCTCTAAGCTCCTCTGCAATAGACTTAATATATGAATATGAATTGATAGAACCACCCTGGCGATATCTGCTGGAAGCACATATATTAAGGTAATCAATGAAAATAATATCAGGTCTAAATGACTTCTTAAGTGCAAGTTCATTAAGAAGTGCTCTAAAGTGTCCACTATGTGCAGATGCTGTAGGATATTCTTTAATTATAAGAGAACCTTGTGTTTTTGCTGCCAACTTGTTTACTTTGTTTTCAAATGTAGACTTGGGAAGTTCAGCAATATCTTTGATGTTTACATTCAGAAGGTTTGCGTCAATTCTCTCAGCAATTTTTTCTTCTGCCATCTCCATTGTAATGTAGAGAACGTTCCTCCCTTGGAGCAGCACGGAGCTAGCCATGTGGCACATGAATAAAGACTTGCCGACACCTGTACCAGCAAGCGCGATGTTAAGAGTCTTGTTAGGTAAACCACCTTTTGTAATTTTGTTAAAATATTCAAGATCAAATGGGGTCTTGTCTTCTTTTGTGTGATAAATTTCATATCTTTCTTCATAGTCGTTTAAGTAGTCATGACCAATGTGGTTATCAAAACTGACACCCAATGCTTGTTGTAAGATTGTTGGAATAGCATCTCTAGACTTCTTTTCATCTTGACCATCTGCAATCTTGATGGACTCCATGAGTGCTAGGTATATAGCACGATCTCTACACCACTTCTCTGTTGTATCAACTAACCAGTTTTGTTCAACATGAGAATCATCCAATGATGAGACATATTCACAAATAGTTTTATATGTCTCCTCTGTTATATCAGTTCTATTCTCAGTTTCAATAAGAAGAACTTCTTTAGTGGCAAGGTCATCATAGGAATTAATGAAATTGCAAATCTCTTGAAAGACAACTTTCTCATGGAGATTTTCAAAATACTCTTCTTTCAAAAAAGGAAGAACCTTCCTACAATAATCATTATTAAAAAGTAAATTCCTGAGAATTGTTGTCTCAACCTTTTCCATTAAACTCCTTGGGATTACGTTTATGGTGAGGAGTGTCAAATACAAAAGTAATTCTTGGGACATCTCCTATGTTTACTGCACTATGTGGCAGTTTATTATTGAACCAAAAAAGAGTTCCTGGTTCAATAACTGTGGTTTCATCACCTACACTATACTGATATCTTCCCTGAATGGAAAGATGATATCTATCTTTTGTTTGATAGTAAGTTCCTTCATCAATATGAAATCCAACTTCCTCTCCTACAGGAAGTTTTAAGAATGCACACCTACGATATTTTTTAAAATACTTATTAAGAATTTTAAAAACTTCTGTGTGCCTATCATATGCTGGTGCCTTAATACAAATTTCAGTATTGAAAGCCATTTCTCCAGGGTTCTTTACACCACCCATAATCAGTTGAAGAACATCAACTGTGGTTTTATATTTTGATGGATCTACCTGCTTAGTATTTCCAGCAGACTTTTGAGAACCCCAGTCCTCTGGATTATCTTCAATTTGCTTAAGGACTTTTGAAATATCAATACCAGTTTCAATAATTTTAATATTATCCATATGAAAACTCCTTCTGTGCAATTTCATCAAGAGCTTGCATTACTTGTGCTGTAAAATACTTCTCTGGTTCTTTGTAAATTTGCTTGGCATATACTTTCTTACCATCAATCTCATATCTTCCTGCAACATTTTTCCAGAGACCACCAATCTCACCAAGTTCTAAAAGACCATAATACCTATCAAGACCACGCTCATCATAATAGAGGCGAATCTCAACTTCCTTATTTTCTTTACTCAAACGTGACTTAGCAGTCTTTGCCTTGATAATGTTTCCAACAATTTCAGTTCCATCCTTCTCTTTTTTCTTGCTGAGATAAATGATGGTACTGGCAGCATACTTAAGACCAGAACCACCACCCATCTCTTTAGTAGGAACATAAGAACCAATGACATCATAAGTGTGGTTAGTCACAATCATAGGAATGTTAGCCTGCCCCAACTTCAATGTCAACATCCTGAAGGCACCTTTGATGAGTTGGGATTTAGTCATATCTCTAACCTGCTTATCATTCAAAGCATCAGTAATCTCCTTTTCAGTTGAAAGCATACCCAAAGAGTCTAGGACAAACATGCAGGGTTTACGCTCATCTTCAGATTTTTTGAGATAAAGATCTACTGCCTTAAGTGCTTTCTGTCTAAACTCTTCAACAGTAACAACATTAACAACAACAGTTCTATTCAAATCAACACCACGACTTTCTAAGAGTGATTTATTGACAGCTGCCTCAGTATCAAAATACAAGCAATATCCATCGCGATTAGACTCCAGAAAATTCTTAACCACTGCGAGGCTAAAAAAAGTTTTTCCAGTAGAAGACTCCCCAGCAATGGCAGTAATCTTATTACCAGATACACCACCAGATAAACTGCCTGAACAAAGTCCATTAAAGATGAACGAACCAGTGTCCACATATGTTTCAGTTTCATCAATATCTGATGCCAGTTTTGTGTATTCATCTCCTATTTCTTTTACGATGTCTTTTAAAAAATCCATATCTATACAAAGAAAGATTGTAGTGTGTTTGTTTTTTCAGTCTTCCAATTAATACATTGAAGAATTGTTTTCAATGGATCAAGAAAACTTTTATCAAATTGAAGTTCATAATCAACGTACTTAGCAATATTCAACTCTTTGGGAAATTGTTGAATGAATGAAATTACATTCTCATGCAATGGGTTTGCCTTTTTTAGATAGCAGAATTTAATCTTCTCCCCATTATTAATGATTGGATATTTATTACCCAAATCATTCTTCTTGATATAGAAATTATACAGCAAAACACCTCTAATGTGAATTGGAGTTCCCTTCTCATAGATAGAGTTTACTGATCTATACTTGCTGATGTTATTAGCAGTTCTTGGGAAAGAAATTTCTTCTGGAGGAAGATTGTAAAAGTAATTTCTACTTTTATCAATAAAATCAATCATATCATCTTCTGTTTTGGTCATGATGATTTTGAATGCTTCCTTAATCATTGATCTACAGGGAGCAGGAGTAGAAGATTTAACTGCCTCCATTCCCATGATCTTTAGTTTAGGTTCAGCATACCTAACACCCTCAGAGTCCCACACATTGAGGATGTATCTTTTCTTAGCAGTCCAGATACCCCTTTCTGCAATGTTCTCTCTCTTCATCTGCATCTTTTGGTCATATGCCGATACGTAATCCGCCAGTTCTTGATATGAACGTTCAATAAAAGGTTCAAATTTCTCCTTGCAGATCTTATCAAGTAGTCCCACAATCTTTGTTTTATCATCAAACTTATCACCAAAAAATTTAGTAACAAGAGGTCCAAGATTAAGATAGATTGAATCAGTGTCAGATGCAATGACATAATCCTCTGCTTCAGTTTGCAAAATCTTATTTAGAAATCCATTCATTTTATTCTCAATCCAACGAATAGATACCTGACCTGATAGTGTGACTGCTTCAGCATTTTCAATTAGAAAATATCTGAAGTATTCATTACCAACAGCACCATAAGCAGAGTTCAAAGAGATCTTCTTTGCCATCTGGATATTATTACACCTAGCAATCTCTTTTGTGAGTTCTACTGTGGGAGTTTTTTCATACTGTTGTTTTGCCTGCAGCATTTTCTTTTTATAGATGACACGATCTGTGTACATCTTTTCCATGAGTTCAGGCAAAAATCCCCTGATATCTTTTCTATATTGAGCACCATTTGCACAGACTGTGTAAGGATGATTTTCTGAGATATCAACTTTACTCTGCAAAAGTTTATCAACTGTGATTCCAGGAAATCTCTCCTCAACCAATGTTTCTGGAGAAATGTTGTATTGCATGATGAGGTGGGGATACAGAGAGTTAAGGTCAAATGATACCACCCAGTCATGCTTTCCTGTAATTGGATCCTTTACATATGCACCTTCATATCTGGCATCCTTTTTAGTATCTTTCTTAAAAGGAATAACAATATTTTTAGATCTTAAGTAGTTGTAGATAATAGAGTCCCACATCCTAACCTGGAAGAAAACATCATTGAAGTTTCCCTTACCATCATATGCCATGGTAATTGCAAGTTCAATGAGGCGCATTTTATCCTCAAGTCTGTCTACCAGTTCTACGTCAACAATGTTGTATTCTACAAACTTCTGCCAATCTTTAGTATAAAACTCTTTGAATGTTTCATATTCAGAGTGGTCCAACTTTTGTTGACCAAGTTCAACACTTGCAATGTGATCCAGTCTGTATGATTCTTGGTTTGTATAAGTAAATTTCTTATACAACTCCATGTAGTCTAGGATAGTAACTCCAGCAATATCAATTCTAGTATATTCTCTACCAGCAATTACTGCTTGATTCTCATTCACAATCCCCCAAGGAGAAAGTTTCTTCACTGCCTTAGGTCCAAAATTCTTTAGAATTCTCCCACAAATATATGGGATATCATAAAGATCACAATTCCATCCAGTAATCACATCTGGGTGATTTGAGTCCCAGTAGAAAAGAAATCTATCAATGAGATCATATTCATCTTTACACAAGATGTACTCTACATTCTGTTGCTTATTGACAAAAGGTTTAACTCCCCAAGTAATAATTTTCTTTGTATTGTAATCTTGAATAGAGATAGTAAGAAGTTCTTCCTGACAACTTTTTACATCAGGAAATCCATTTTCAGATGCAACCTCAATGTCAATTGTGATAAGTTGAATTTTGCTGATATCAAACTTAATTGACTCTTCAGGATAATTATCAGAAATATACTGATTGATGTACCTAGTGTTTCCATAGAGAGTAAAGTTCTCTACGTTTTGATACTTATCAATAAACTCTCTAGTCTCACGAATGGTGCCTGGTTTTACTTCTTCAGCATACTTGCCATCAAGAGTTTTAAACTTTGTTTTTTTATTTGTACTAGCATAAAGAGTGGGATAAAAAGTTTCCCTACTCTTAAAATGCTCGCCATTATCAAACCCCCTGGAGAGAATTTCATTCCCAACCAGGACAACATTTGTGTAGAATTTCATTTAATAAGATCTTGGTACTTTTCAAGTAGTGTTGGTTTTGGTTCTACAAGAGTAAGAATCTTGTCAGAACTAATCATAAATGTATCCTGATTTGTAAGATGGTCCATCCAGGATTCAAGATCTTGGGTATCTTCATTTAAAAGAACTGGTTTAACCAACTTACAATCAGGTTCCCCAAGTTCAGACTGAACCTCTTCAATCTGACTGATCAGAATCTGATTGTTCATCAGATGAATCATCTTTATCATTTACATGCTCCAAATAAGATTCTTTTACTTCATCAAGTGGTTCTACAATACTCACTACCCAATCACATGGAATAGGAATTTCTTTTTGTTTTGTGAGGGGAACATATGGGTAATAGGTTACGCTAGTAGCACCCCCTACTTCCTCCTCATTGAGTCTAGTTACATATGGACTCTTTAGGAGATAACCAACAACTTTATCCCCAGACATCATCTCTCTTACATCAGCAATAATATCTTCGTAAGATTTCAGAATCAATAGTTTAATAGCCATAGTTTTCCAAAGTTAATGATTTATCTTGTAATTTTAAAATGTGATCAGCAAGTTTATCTATGTAACCTTTGTTTCTAAGTTCTTTAAAAACAAGATTCTCAAATGCAAACTCACCACCTCTATCTAGGGCAGAATTTCTCATGTCCCTAATTTTTTTCAATAGACCTTCTAGGGTCTCTGCGTTGTCAGCATTTTTGATAGTTCTTTCTATCTTGACAATCATATCACGAACCTTTGAGCTTAGCAAGTCAGTGTCCACCTCAGTGGATAGTTTCTCAGGTTTGATCAACCATTTATTTGTCTTTATAGAAAAGACACCTTGACTCTTTCTTCTAGTCTTTCCAGGTTCTTCTACATAAGGTTCAACATCATGCCCATAAACCCTAACATCATGAGTTGCTGTCCATAGTTGCTTTTTGGTCTGATAAAAATCAGACATTACATCTGGACATACTTTAGAATCAACAACTAAATGTAGATCAAGGTCTGAGTACTTAGTATAATTATAACCAGCATTTCCGCCAAGTAGGAGGACATCCTCTACATCAGATTTTTTTACATCAACATATTCTGCCCATGCAGTTGCAACTTTCAATAGATGCTTTCTTACCTCTGGTTTTAATTTCTCCCCATTCCAGAAAGTAGGATTTAATTTATCGTGAACTCTAAATGATACAGATTCTTCAAGGAAATTTTTATAACTTTTCATCAATCCTTTTTATAGATATTTATAAAAAAAGGGGGGGCGTGGATGGTCTTAGTCATCCAACCCCCTATGCGACGACGATATTCAGTTCTATTTATAGATAGTCCTTTCTCTTATGTGCGTCAGGAATCACCTTAGAGATGAAGACTGTTAAGAGCCCATCCTCAAATTTAACTGATCCAACTTCCTGATCCTCTGCCAATGCCCAAGATCTGGTGAAAGATCGTTGAGCCACTCCTCTATGGATATAGTATGTTTCTGATCCTGAATCCTCTCTTTGTCCTTCGACAAAGAGTTTGCCACTTTCTGTGTAGACATTTACTTCTTCCTTTTTAAATCCTGCTAGTGCTAGTTCAAGAGTAAATCCTTCTTTCTCTTGAATCACATTGTATGGAGGATAATTTGAGGGTGTATCTACTGCATTAAGCACCCTGTCAAAATATTCTTCCATACCAATACTGTTTCTATTTATACGGTCTAGCAGCTGATTTAAATTGGCAGCGTTGTACTTCATTAAAGTAGTCATTATGGTAGCTCCTTAAAAAGCGAGTTTGTGTTTTGTGGACCCCTAAGGCATCCAATACTAATTATAACAGATCCATAAAAAAGAGGGGTGTGGTTAACCCCCCTATATGGTAGCATATAATCCGTTTGTAGAGAGTCGCGCACGAAGGGCGACAAATCTATTTATGAGATATTGAAAGATATTGAAAATCTTTCTTCAGATGTATTCATATTTGGTTGCACTGCATGTACAACCCAACTAGGAAATATGTAAAGAATTCCAGGAACAGATAGATGTCCTGCATCTGAAGTATACTTATTTGATTTGAAATCCCCAAAAGACCATCTTGCATATTCTGCAGCTGGATTAAAGAATACAAGATTTCCAGAATTTTCAGGAACCTTTACATAATAAACTCCACTAAACTTACAGGGATGTCCAGCATGTGTGTGTTGTTCATTAAAATCTTTATACCCATTAACATTTGCCCATACATGAAAAACTTCTGAGACTTTAGTTCCCATCTGGGATGCTAAGTTTTTTGCATGTTCAAGTATTCTATCTTTTAAAGAAGAAATTTCTTCACATTTAGATATGTCATTTGAGTGCCAACCACCAATATTTGATACCTGAACTCCTTTATCTACATTTTTTGTAGATTCTATAAACTCTACAAGTTTAGAATTATCACAATCAGTTAAAAATGCTTTATATACTGGAGTTGGAAATAATTCTCCTACAAAACAATCATCAAAATTTTTCATAAAATTATTCAGTTACTTCTACTTTTTTCTTTTTAGATCCAATATTATACTTGGTTTCCAAAGTCCATTCATTTTTTTCTTTGTATGAAAGAACTTTAATTTGATTAAGTGGGGCAATATCGGAAATTTTAGTTACATCAACAATAGTAATGAGACCCCAATCAGCAAGCAGTTGAGCAATGCGATTACGTCTTTGAATATCATTGACTGTTAGATTGGCATGTTTGCCATCTAGTGCAAATAGTTCTTTGAAGTGTACCAGATAGTATCTACCTTGCTTATGTAGAATGTGGCAAGATTGATAAATCTTTTTTTCTTTTCTTGATGCCACACCAATTCTGGTAAGTGTTTCACGAACCTTAAGAAAATCATCAGGTTCATTTAAATTTACTTCCACCATTTGATCTGGTGTCCACTTCACTTCAGGTTCCTGAACAACACTCATTTTCTTCCTCCAGTTTCAAGTTTCTTCTTAATAAAGTTAATTTGGTCTTGTCTAAGAATTTTCAGAGCTTGTTCAGCCTTCTCATCACTATACTTATAGTAAGATTTGACTACATCAAGATCTTTGATCTTATCTTTACGAATCCAAGGAGAATATCTCTTTTTGATCCTGACAATATTTATAAAGAAATCATATTGTAATTTCTTGTCTAATGAATGGTTCATGTTCATTTCATTTGCATACATTAAACAATCAATATGTCCAGATAGACACTTGTTTATAATGTATGGGGGATAATCTTTTTTTGAAGACTCATCATCATCCATAAGATGATTTTTATTTTGATTAATTGAATTCAACCAATCTTTCAATTCATACTTCATAATTAAATAGTACCAATTCCTTTCTTTGATGCTGCTCTCTCATATACTCACCTACAGATCTCATAGTGTAGGTATGATCAAACTCTGCTACTGACCAGTCTTTGAATCTTTCTTTGACCAATTGAGACGAATTATAAGATATGAGTTGAGGGCAAGCATACCTAGAACAATCGAAAGCAAAATCGTCGTGGTTGAATCTGTTATGCATACTCCCCTTCCTTCCATAAAGGTTATCCTTAATGTCGTAGGGGGGGTCGAGGTAGAGAAACTTTGAAAGGGATTCTGTGAATAGTTCTGCATA